TTTTTTTTTTATATAATCATACATATCATTATTACTCATGTAACCATAATTATCATCTATATCTATTGCTCGACCTTGACAATGCTGTGAGGTTTGTTTACCATTTTTTGATGCACCACCAATAGCTTTATTTAAATCCTCACATCTAAAAAAAGAATTAATCTTAATTGGGCCACCAACTGCTTTTCTAAGCGGTTCAAATACCTTTTCCGCAATCAACTCCATGTTTTGTAGCTGATATTCATTTGGAGTATTATCTATGCCTAAACGTATAGCTGTTGCACTTTTAGTAGCTTCTTTATATGATATATGTTTGCTAATCATCTAATTTTATTTATAATATTTTGCATCTCCATTGTTGATGCTTTAATTTTAAATGATAAATCAGCAGTATATTGCATCCTAACTCTGCCAGTTTTATCTATTATAACAATAACTGGAACAGCACTAATGCTTTTTTGTACATCTTTTGGCTGATCTTTTAGGTAACTATATTTAACTATAACACCATTTAAATCACTTAAATCATAATTATTTCGTTCATTCCATTTTGCATTTATTTGCAAAACAGTAATATCTTGAGCTTTAACACAAACCGCAACCAATACAAATATCACACATAATATATATTTTTTCATTTACTTATTATTTCAAATAATTTTTCATCAATATTTTTCAAAGCATCACTATTTTCCTCAACTTTTTTACCAGTATTCATAATAGTTTCCCTAATTAATTGATCTTTTAAATCATATTCAGTTCGACTAATTTCTGGCTCTGGCAACAACTTAGCTTCCTCAATATCAGCTTGTATAGCGAACCACATACCAATTAATGATGCCATACCAGCTCCAATAGCTATTAATGTTTTTATACTAATATTAAAATTAGTGTCCTCACTTAATTCCTTACCCATTTTTATTTTTTTTTATTTTTTGAATTGTATATACAATAGTAGCTAACAATAAAATTATCCTTAATGAAACCTCAATATTTGTCAATGAAATTCCTAGTGCTATTGTATTCATTATATATAATTTCATATCTGTATGTTCCATTTTAATTTAATTGTTCAACTCTGTTAGATAATTCTATAACTCCCTTAAAATATGTGCCACCATCTGTATCTTCTTGACTATAATTAACACTTTCAACATTACACCCATATACTTTAAAATTATCACTAGACAAATCAAAATATCCACTTGTTCTAGTTCTAAGCAAAGATAAGCAAGTATTTACTAATTGATTAGCAACTAAATCACCGCCAGAATCGCCTTGATATTTAGTTACAATTTCTAATCTTGTTATAACCTCAGTTGTAAATGATTGTTGGTTTTGATCTATTTCATTTGTAGCAACACTATAAACCCAAATGTATGGCGGATCATAACTTTTACGAACTCTGTTTGTAACTTGGACCGGTTGGCCACTAATTGACTGACTACCTATTGCAGAAATAATAGCTTGTCTTATATATTGCATTGGCTCTCTCATCTTATTTTTTAACTTCTTTATTAAATCGTTTTCTTAGATCATCAACAAATTTTCTAAACCTAACTCTTATAGGATTAAAAAAATATGGATTTGGTTTTTGTTTACTAGTTCCAAATTCTACAAAACTTGCATAATTCATTGGCGATTCTATAAAAACACCCTCACTAGTTTTTTCATAATGAGTAGTTTTTTTTAAATCACCACTTCTAACTGGTGCGCCTAATTTAATTTCTTTTGTCATTTCTGCCGCAGCTCTATTTAATCTATTGCTGCTTGCATTTTTTACTACAATACTTAAATCATTTAATATTTTATCAATATTGTTTAAATCCTTTTTATTAAATTTTAAATTACTTTTCATTACTTAAAACTTATTGCCTCGATTGTTGTATAAAAATCCGGTGTGCTTTCAAACATATTGACAACTCTATATTTACTAGTATTGCCAGGAAACTGTAAATAATATTCAAAATAATTATCTGGCGAATCAAGCGCCTTATTTCTAACTATTATTTTAATTTTTTTTTGATTGTTTACGACTGCCATTTTCTGTATTCATTTCACCACTCACATATTCAACATTGGCCCATAACGTAGTAATAACAACTGGATCACTAGTAAAGCCACCATAGCCATCATTAGTCGGTTGCAACTTATAAAATTGTACTCTTGTATCTAATTTTCCAGCATCCATTATAAAAACATTGCTTTATATGAATTTAAAATATCTCTAACATTTGTTGGCACTTCATCTATATTTTTACCAATTATAAAATCAGATCTATTATCATAATATGTTGATGTTAATTGCATTATGGCCGATTGTAGCAATGAATCACTTAATCCACTTGTTATGTAAGTAACTTTTACTTTGTCAGCATAGCCGCCATCTAGCTCAATAGTTTCATTATCTAAACCAAGTACACTATAACTAACAGCTGTTCCATCACTAGTAACACTAGATATACTTGTAACTGGACCAAAAGGCAAATCAAATGTGCCATTAGTTTCATCCATATAATAAGTTCTATTTTTGGATACAATATCCCTAGATATATAATTTTCACACCATATTCTAGCTTGAGTTATCATCCTGGTAATTATGTTATCATCCTCACTAGTGCTAACTCTAATATAATCTTTAGCTGTCGCTACTAATACAATTTCAGATCCCTCAGTTGAATTAATCTTTATTTGTCTCATTTTTGGTTTCTTTTGAATCTATTTTTAACTCCTTAGTTTCTTTTTTAATTTTAACTTCTTTTTTCTTGACTATTTTTTCAATAGATTCACCCCAACCTTTTTTAATCCATTTACCAACATTTTTTTCTGGAATGTCTATTATATCACCCTCTTTATAATTTTGGCCATTTCTTTTGACTGGTGTTAAAAGTTTAATTTTCATAACTATTATTTTTT